GGTGTCCTAACAGACTGTTCTGCAACGGGTAGTGCCAATGCTAATGAAAATGCCGGCGGCCTTGTCGGAACTAATTATGGCCCGGTAACGGTCTGTTATGCAACGGGCACTGCCACTGTGGGTAACGCACAGGTCGGCGGTCTTATCGGGTATAATGGTCACACCGTAGCCAACTGTTTTGCAACGGGGAATGCCACTGCTGCGGGTACTTATGCCGGTAGTCTTGTCGGGTGGAATGGTGGTACTGTAACGAACTGTTATGCAACGGGGAATGCCTGTTCCGGTGTTTGTGCCGGCGGTCTTGTCGGGTGGAATGAAGATCTTGTAACGAACTGTTATGCAACAGGCAATGCCACTGCTACTACTAATGCCGGGGGTCTTGTCGGGTACACTGATGGCACCGTAACAAACTGTTATGCAACAGGCAATGCCACTGCTACTACTAATGCCGGGGGTCTTGTCGGGTTTAATATGGGCACTGTAACAAATTGTTTTGCAACAGGCAATGCCACTGCTACTACTAATGCCGGGGGTCTTGTCGGTAGAAATAATGAGGGCACCATAACGGACGGTTATCGGGTTCAATCCACAGGAACAGACGTGGGCACTATAATATCAGATTTATCCAAATTCAAAGACATAGATTGGCTTACTGGAACTACAACAAATGATGGGTTAAAGTGGTCAGAAAATATCATCAGCACTGAAAAGGACGGTACCAAAATCTGGGGTGTAGATCCGAGTAAAGCATTTTATCCGGTTTTCCAACACCAATACACCCCCGCCACACCAACGCCAACAATTACCCCGAATCCAACACCAACACAAAAACCCCCAGTTGTTCATAATAGAGATAGAAGAGCAATGGCTACCCCAAGCACATATGAAATTGATGAAAGTGGTTACAATATGCTCCTAAGTTCTTTGGAATTAGATCAGGAGTTTAATTCTACAACTAAAGAAGGTGAACTCCACCCAAGAGGGGTATTTGATGCTTCCGTGTTCCCGTTCACGGGTGGCGCATTTGGAGAATACGCGGCATTCCTAATATTTGCTATACCATTTGTATTAGCATGGATGCGGCAAAACTCTGCAATCATTCCGATGTCTTTCGGGTGTGTCTTAGGCACATGGATGTTATGGAAGTTGCCCGCAGAATGGCAATTACCCGCAACAGGATTGATTGTTTTATCTATGATGGCAATCTTATATGGTGTTTATAAGGAGAAATACTAATGACCAAACGAAAGTCTTTAAAATGTAAATATTCGTACAGTGTCTTACCTGACATCCGTATGTCGTGTGTTATCACCGATAAACGGATGGGTAAGATTTTGAAGATGGATGATAGACCAATACAGGAAGTATTAGAATTAATTAATCTGAAGTTGGGTGAATTTATATGATCACAACAGGGATTTTTGTGTCAATTATGGCCGGGGTTGCCGGGTGTCTCATATATTCAGTATGGGACAACGACAACCGCCTTTATGGCAATATAATCACTGGGTTTTTGGGATCTGTATTCTCATTCTACCTTGCAAGCTCAATATCCGGGGGGAACGTCATATCTGCTGGTACAGACCAGATCATACAAGATGGAGCACTTTCATACCTCTTCTCAATGATCGGGGTTATAATGGGTTTGATGGTCATCCTAATGGTGGTGGAATCTTTAATGTTATACAAATCAGAAAAACGAATTGCGTTATGGGGTGGTAATAATGATTAGAAGTATCTTACCCATCATTGTTATCGGTCTCGTGTTAGTAGTTGGCGTTTCATATTCTATTGCGGCTTTAGGGTCGTTAGATGAGAATATTAACGTGACAAACACAAGTTATGAAGATAGTTATAATGCCGCACAAGAACCGGCAAAATTGACATTTTCTATGCTTGGATTTATGCCAATTGTGTTAATAATAGCGGCATTAGCGGGGGTGCTTTTGTGGATAGTAAAAAAGACATGAAGGGGAAGAGAGTAACCCCCCCTAAAGCATTTGCGTGGGGTGGTAAAAGATATGTACTACTTGAAACATATGAGAGCGAGCGTGATGCAATGAGTCATAAGAAAAAGATTGAGAAACAGGGTGATAAATCACGGATAAAAAGTGTTTGCGGGCATCATGGGGTTTATTTTAGGGGAGGTAATTCGGTATGATTGAAACAAAACGGAGGAGCGGGGTATTTAATAAATTAACCCGTGGTGTAAGGGGTGCGATTGAAGAAAAAAAGGCAGATATAGCTGAGCGGGCCGAACTGCGGGCACAAGAGAAAATTGAACTTAAAGAACAAAAGAAAGAAGATAAAATTGAACGAGAGAAACAACGATTAGAGGATAAAGCAGACCTTAAGGAGATGCACAGAGAAGCCAGAGAAAGGGGGCGGGAACTTGCTAAAGAGAATATAGCAATGCAAAAGGAGGCCAAAGAAAGGGGGCGTGAGAGTGCAAGAGAAATAAGGCTTGCCGAACTTGAAAAAGAATATGAGCAATCAGCTTTACGCCAGATGGGTTCAAAAACGGTAAAATCTGGTGCCTCTGGGGGAACAGGGAAAACAATAAAGAAGGCATTGGTTAGTGGGTCTAAAAAAGCACTGAAAGCAATGACCGATAACGCAATAGCCAGTAAAAATGAAAAAACACAATATCGGGGTGATACAGGGGGAGGATCAAATATAATGTTTGATCCTCCTAAAAAAATAAAGACGCAAAACAATGTAATTACACAAAATAAGGTTGTCACAACCTCAAAACCACACAAACCAATAGATATGATGGGCGCCCTCGATAGCCTTGCGGGGGATATGGGATTGATATCTAATAATGAAATAGTCGTTAAGAAAGCGCCCGTAAAGAAAACCACTGCTAAGAAAACGGCAACAAAGAAAACCACTGCTAAGAAAACGGCAACAAAGAAAACAAAGGCTAAGAAAACCATTGTTAAGAAAGCGCCTGTAAAGAAAACCACTGCTAAGAAAACTCCGGTAAAGAAGAAGGCCGCGACCAAGAAAACCCCGGCTAAAAAATATACACCAAAAAAAAGATATAAAAAGTAAAACCAAACTTTATTTTCACTCTTCTCTTTCCCACCCATATACCCCATCGTTTGCCATACATTGAAGTGCGTTTTCATATTCATCATCAGACATAGAATCATAGGCGTTATCTCCAAATAATTCATTAAAATGCTCTCTTATTGTTGTCATGGTTATCTCCTCCTTCTCATATTGTAATATATTTCTCTTTTGTGGTTTTTCCCACACATAGGGCACGGCTTTTCATCATCTGGTCGATTGTTTAAAACCTCAAAGGTTATTTTACAGTCATGGCAATAAAACATTTTTCTGATCATTTCTTCTCCCCCATAATTTGTGGTTTCCGGGCGAATTTCCCGCATACGCGGGTTTCTGAAAAGGTTTTGTAAATATACTTATCAAAATATTTACACAACCGATCATTTTCTTGGAAATAAACACATTCTTTACACGTTGTCATTTTTCAGCTCCGGCAACTCAAATAACCGTTCTTTGTTGTTAACGTGTAATTCCCTTCAAGTGCAGTAATTTTTCCATTCCCATTCCGAATGAAATAGGTATCTAATGAATTTTTGTGCCGTATAACGTGCCAAATCGCGCCTCGTGCACCTATTAACTCATATTCAACAACCTCTCCAAAGATGCTTTTGTAACACACCGGCCTAACTATTTTTCCACACAATTTCGTTGTCATTTCCTCATCTCCTTAAAAATTATTTTGATTGATTTAATCACACAGATACTGGGAATCTCGCGGTATCATTCCCAATTACTATTTTGGTTGCCCATCCGCTTAAGCCATTAACCCCTTTGGTTGCATAAGCGAAATTGTGTTTGGTTGAATCCGGGAAGTAAACATAATTCCCATTACCATCTGTAAACAATATACCATTTTTATGGTCAAATTTCTGGTATCCGTGCTTTTCCAACCTATCAAACGTGTTGATTATATCCCCATCAACAACAAGAGTGGTAAAGTTAAACGGTAATTCACATTTATCGATTGTATCAACGTAGCAAACATTCCCCACAAATTTTAAAACATTCATTTCTTCTCATCTCCTTTTGTTACAATACAGTAGTGGGTGCGCATCTTATATATAATTATCTATTTCATCTTTCTCAATAGGAAATATATCGTGAACTACCTCCGTGCTAAAGACCAATTAGATTTATGCTAAATTTCAAATGACACCGATGTGTTAAACCTTCTATAAACATTAAACCTTCCTTTTTTGGATTATTGACAAAATAACACCCTGAAACACTATGTAGATACAAATAGATAATTATATATACAATACACACCAACCACTGTATTGTAACAGAGGAGATGAAACAACATGACAACAACAGAAAACAACGATGCAATCACCCCGTGGACACTTGAAGAGATAAAGGAATACTTAGATACCCTTGTCGTGTCTAAATACACTACTCGGAGAGAGGCCAAAATAATCGATGAAATAAAAGCAAAGGTGAATAAAGAGATAGAACTCAAAAAAACATCTATTCTTTAATTTTTAAATCCCTTTTTTTAATTCTCTTGGACACAACAACACCCCTAAATTATTGGCGATTGCTTTCTCAGTTAATCCCTCCTTCGCCCACGCTCTGGCCTTCATCGGAAAGGTTTCCGGATCATATTTTAATTTAGCCATAATAAATATATATTGTTTTAATAATAGTTAAATTTTGTGGTTGTGTGGTAATATGCAATCTTATGAGATAATATCGCATTCCATACTGATCTATTATTCCCAGTCTTCGCATGGCAAGATTTACATAATGGTATTAATGCCCACTTGTTGCCATCACAACCTTGGTTTTTACTATAATCAACGTGATGCACATCTAACTTACGCCCGTTTTCTTCTTCGTTTTTCCCACATATAAAACACACCCTACCATATTTCGCTCTTATTTCTTCTTTCTTTGTTTTGTTAAATTTCTCACAGTATTTTCCAAACGATACTCCCCCCTTCCATAATATGTTTTTATCCCCTCGTTTATCAATACCCATACATTTCACAGAACAATATTTCCCACACCCTCTATCCAAGCAAGCCTGTTTTACCCTGAATTCTTTACCACACACCGGGCATATTTTTACCACTTGTGGCCTCCCTGCCAAACACCCACAACTTTTAGTATTGCCGCTCCTTAAACTTTTTCCAGATACAACACATGTGTTTCCACAATCACATTTGCATTCCCATAATATTCTTTTGTCTTCATCAGACCCATATCTTTTAATTACTGTTAATTTCCCATATTTATCCCCAACAATATCTTTTTTTGTTTTTTTAGAAATCAACTCTTTTTGAAGGCACCCACAACTTTTTGTTGCTCCACTTCTCAAACTTTGCCCAACAACATATATTGTATTCCCACAATCACATTTACATTCCCATAATATTACTCCATATTGTGTTTTCCCATGTTCTGACACAACAACCAAACGGCCAAAACGTTTCCCAACCAAATTAATTTTTTTTGGCATTTATATATATTAGTCCTGTACAGTTATAAATCTTTGTATTATTTGTTTTCCTGTCAAGATACTGGTAGTATCCAATAGCGTCTTTGAAGGTCTCCTTTTCCAAATATTTTCTATCTCTTTCGGTCATTATTTATGCGCCTCATAACTATCACAAACGTCAATCAGATTTGTTTCACTATCTTCATCGAATTTACACCACACAAATCCATCACTCTCACATCTTACATTCATACATGTAGCACAACAATGGCTTTCTCTTTTGTTTATTTGTTCGCAACTCATTGTATCACCTCTAAAAAATCATCCCATCGTAAAACTGCCATAGCGGGTTCGTGATTGCGCCGGTAGACTAAAAGCGGTTTAAGATTATCTGCGTTTGTCGCACATTGTTTCCACCACGCTGGAATGCTTAGACTCTCTGACCTCTTACATTCAATACCGAAGGGGAATACACTTCTGGCCCGAACACTCAACATTACATCTATCCCCGGAGACCCCATAGGGCGTGAAACTACATCTTCTGGTGGTAAATTAAACGCCTTACAGATATCATCGGCTATTTGTTTCTGGTGTTCACGACCTTTCTGTTTTCTGCTCGCGGTTGTTCCTGCGACCATCATATCACATCCTTATCTAAATTGATATTTGTATTACCATTGCACATCTTAACCAAATCAACACCAGCCCCCCTAAACCCTTCCATAACCATGTAAGGGGTATGTTTACCTGTTACGCAAGCATCATTCAACACAAACCGTCTATGGGCGTCTTGTGTTATCCACATAATATACCGAGGTGCAAGAATATCACAAGTTTCATTACTTATTGTTTTTATGAGTGTTTTTTTGTGGTTATCATAAATTCCGTTCATCTTTGGTATTGTCTTTCGCACTTTATCACTTACCATACAACATAGGTATGTTTTGTGTGGGTATAAATTTTTTCTATTGCCCAAAATCTAATTTGTCACCCGGTGACACATTAATGACAAATTAGTGACAAATTAAAAAAAAAATTAAAACTCCTATCCTCTCTCTATTCTCTATATAGAGTATATATATTAGTTATTATTATTATTATTATTAATGTGTCAATGTGTCACCGTGTTTTTTTATATTTTTTTCAAAGTTTGTGGGAGAGGGATTTGGGTGACACAATGACACATTAATTTTAAACCAAGCATAATCTCTCAATTCCTGTTTGCTGGGCGTATAGGGCTTAGTAATGTGTCACAGGATTAGTGACAGATTGCGTGACAAGTCAGATTCGGTGACACATTAATTTAAAAAATGGTTATTTTATTAAAAAAAGATTGTTCTATTGAAAGTTATATTGTTTTCATCTGATCATCGCTCCATGATTTTTGTAATCATATTCCACAAGAGTATGTAAATCTGGATTGTAAAATTCATTATCAATCCATGCACATCTCTTAACCCCCGGTTTATTGTTATTAACCCGAACAAATATAATCTCCTTTGCGTTTTGTATTGTTTGCAATAAATCAATTTGTTGTTTTCCGTTGGCACCATTCCACGCACACGATTTCTTTCGGTCAAAATCACGTTTGTTTGCCCCATCTTCTTTTCCACAATAAATGATCTCGTATATCTCTTTCCAATCAGATTCATATTTTGAACCAGCTATTTTCATGTTTGACGATTCTACCATTTGATTTATGTAGAAACAAACGTATTCCTTTGCCCATTTTGAATGTTCAATAGTGATTGTTGTCTCTTCACAAGATAATGCAACCATCATAGAAATTCTTACTGCCATTTCCATGCTTTTCATTGTTAGAGAATTGTCCTGACCATATTTTTTGATAATATCTGAATAAAGTTGTTTAAACATCAACAAAGATTCACGGGAAATATATATTGGAATTGGCTCTGGTGGAGTTCCGGGGCTTGACATCGATGTCATAAACATGTTAGGGTCAAAGTTATCTGCGTTTGGTGCGTAGTTATACGCCGTGAACACCCCTTTTAACCAGTTTATTGTTGTGCTATCAATGCAATCCCTTATCTTAGGAGCCTCAATATTAAAATCTCGGTCATTATACTTACTCTCTACAATTAAGTGTCTCCCTAAATATCCAGATTCAATATCTCCCGATTTCATTAAATCATAATATGTCTTTGGTGTTGATACCCCCATTTTTATAATACACGGGCGACCCACTTCATCATTTTTATTCTCTTCATGGTCAAGATCTTTTTGAGTAATATCCCCGCCACTATATGTGCCCTTAAAGATTGATGTTGTTGCACTTGACCATTGGTCTAATAATCCGGCTTTAACCCCCGAACCATGCTCGCTTTTGTTTTGTGCGTCTTGTTTAATCCCCGCTTCATCCATTACATTAATATGACAAGGTTTTCTGGCACACGCGTTAAATAATCCCGCACCGGACTTATATTCCCCACTCCCAATCAGTTTAGAGGCGGAGTGAGTGATATCTTTCCCGTTTATTGTCGGGATAAAAACATCCACTAACCCAAGAACCGTTTTCACAAACTTCTTGCAATGGTTCTTTCCAGAAGATGAATCCCCCACAATTTCAAAAAAGAAATTTGTTAGGTTTTCGAGTTTATCTGTTTTATATCGCCGCCCCATTAAAGTAGCCACAACAGCTAAAGAGGTTTGGACTGCGAACTGTGGTTGATAAATAAACGCACTTTCGTTGAATGCGTCAACAAGTCCTTGTGCCTTCCCCGGTATTCTTAAGATATTCTCAGGAACCTCGATTGTGGATTGAGCATTTTTTTGTGTTGTTTTCCGTTTTTCTTCTAATTTTGTTTTTAATGCTTCTAAATCAAGAACAACACCCACATTATTAAACGAATGGCCTCGCTCTTCGCAATATTTATATGCCTCTGCGGTTGCCGCCGTTATATTCCCCCCGTGGTCAAGATACCACAACATATGGAAAGGAGTATAAGCTAATGCCCCTCTCGCCGTTAATGGCATATGATGTATCATTGGGTCTGATGACATGTGCTGAGATGATATGATAAATCCATCATAAACCACAATCCCGGCAGTGTTCTTGCTTTTTGTCGGTTTCCATCGATTACCAACCCGCGTATATTCAGGCCGGGACAATAAAGCCGATTCTCCACCAACCAGCCGATTATAAACATCAAATACGTTAGACCCATCAATTGCCTTTTTTGTTTCGTTTGATGGAGATTTTATCGATTTTATTATATCTTGTTTCTGTTTAATCTCAAGATTCCAGATTGCCCGTAATTCAGGCGGTAACTCAATGATTTTATCTAACCCATTTTCCCATGTATATTTTTGGCCTTCTGTATGGATCGATGGCGGGAATACATCCTGATGAATTGCGTCACCCCGCATTTCAGTATGAATCAAATCTACATACCCTATATCCTCTCGTTTAGGATTGAGGAACACAAGTTTAAATTTATTAGGGTTCCCTCGGTGAAAACATGCAGTTTTGGTTCTGTATTCGGTTATATCGATGTCATATTGTTTGAAATATTCAATAGACGCCTTTTTGTCATCAACATCCAGAATATAAATCCCTGATGCGCTACCACCAATAACACCAATGCCATATTCACTATTATTTTTGTAATACTCAGATGTAACGTGTGCCTCTGTGCCATTTATCCATGATCCTGCGGGGTTCTTCTTGCGGGGGATTATTTTTAAGAGTTTAAATCCCAATGACTCGTATTGTTGTGCGTAATCATAAATACTAAGTTCACCAATACTATTGTGTTCAATCATTTTTTAAGACCTCAGTTCTGCTTATTCAGGGCCACTCCTCGAAATATTGATTTAGTTTCTCAATTGTCGTGTATGAAAAATTATCTCTCCGCTTTACTTTTACTTTCCAGACAGTCATATATGTAAGGCCGGTTTTTTCCGCCACCCGTGCTAAATTTCTATCTGTTAGTCTATCAGATATCTCTTCTAAAGATAACATGATTATCCACTTTAATTTAATAGAATATATACCCAATACATCAGATGTATTAAGGTAAATATATATACTAACATGAACAAAGGATGTTTGTGTGATGTCACACATGGTTGGAGAAATGAGAATAGAAAAAAACAAAAAAGTATGCTGGTTAAGCCATGCCAATTGATCTAAACACTCTAAAAGAACCCCCGCAGAAAGCGCCACGGATACTTATTCATGGCGGGGAAGGTGTTGGAAAGACAACGTTTGCGTGCGGCGCACCAAATGTCTATCTTCTTGACCTTGAGAAAGGGAGAGTCAACAATAAACCAATGATGCCACAGGAACCTGATTCATATGACGAGGTTCTTGAACATATCATTGCGTTAATTGAACAGGATCATAAATACAAAACGTTAGTTATTGATACCCTTGATGTCCTTGAATCTATGATTACGGACAAGGTGTGTAATAAGAGAGGTTGGGAATGTATAAGCGACCCCGGATTTGGTAAAGGATATGACGCACGAACCGCAATATGGTACGATTTTTGGAAAGCTCTTGAATGTTTAAGAGAAACCAAAAACATGATAATTATCATGATAGCCCATAGCCAAGTTGTAAGCGTAAAAGACCCAATCTTGCCAACATTTGATTCACAAGAATTGCATTTGTATAAGACAGAGAAAGCAAAAGCAACTGAATGGCCCGACATAGTCGGGTTTTGTATGATAAAGGCGTATACAACAAAAGATGGCGCACGTAATCTTGCGACAACTGCTGGGAAACGCGTGATACTCACAAGTAAAAACCCCGCATATACCGCAAAAAATCGGTATGGTATGCCGGAAGAGATCCCCCTATCATGGGGCGAATTTGAAAAACACTTTAAAACAAACTAAATGGAGATAAAAAAATGGTATTATTAGATTTTGACACAAGCAATGTACAGATTTCCGAAAACGATTTCAAATCACTCCCCGCCGGGGAATATATCGTAATGGTAACTGCAACTGATTTGAAAGAGACCGCACGTAACCCCGACAACAAATACCTTAAGATTACAATGGATGTTATTGATGGGAAACACAAAGGTCGAAAGGTTTATGAGAACCTAAATTTATGGCGTGCAAACAACACTGAAAACGACCAGACCACGGTAAAAATCGCAGAACAGACACTTACTAAATTGTGCCATGCCGCCGGAGTTGAATCCTTTGGACGTACCGAGGAGTTCCACAACAAGCCATTTGAGGTAACTCTAAGAGTAACCCCCGCCACCGATAAATATGGAGAAGGCAACGCGATAACAAAATACGCCCGTGTTGGTGGGAATAATATTCCTACCGCGAATGCTGATGGCGCACAAACCACCGAATCTGCCTCTAAGTATCCTTGGGGGAAGAAATAATCTTTTTTTGGTGACGTTATGGCTGATGATCACGTATACAAAGAGTGTGCGATATGCCAATACCGGCGGTTGGGTTCCCAATTCCCGCCACTTTGTGATTATTTAGGTAAATTTCCCCACCCATGTATACGAAACATGGAAAAATGCCCAAGAGGGTGTTGGTGACATGAAACAGTGTTCTGAGTGCGGTGAGGTAAAACCAATCACCGATTTCCCCAAAAACAAAACACGTAAAGACGGTTTTGAATATCGGTGTAAATCATGCAAAAAAAATAGAAGTGCCAAGTATTATGAAACACACAAACATGATATTGGTATACGGACTGTAAATTACGAAAAGTGTGTTAAATCACTATCCTGTCCATTGGTCGGAGGGAGAGGTGCTGAATTTGTGATATTAAGTTGTAACGGATGTGGGATAGAATTTAGAAAGAGAAAGGCACTTGTAGATTATTGGTATGAAACCAGAGGACAAACCGCCTTTTATTGTTCCCGTGATTGCTATCATGAATCTACGCGCAAAATCAGAACACTTGATTACAAGAAGAGAATCGACAAAATAAAAAAGGAGAATAAATAATGGTTGTAATTACTGATGACATGAAACGGTGTCCGAAGTGCGGTGAAGTTAAGGCGCTTAGTGAGTTCCAAAAGAATAGAACGCGAAAAGATGGGTTACAAGTTTGGTGCAAAACCTGCATTAATCCGGTACACAACGTGTGGTATGAAGCAAACATAGAAAAACAAAGAAAACTTGAACAGAGATACTACAGGTGTGTAAAAAACCCATCTTGCCCCGCCGTTGGTGGACTTGGTGCTAAATTTGTAGTATTTACGTGCCCCATCTGTGGGGTTGAATTTAGGAAACGGAAAGCTGGGGTGGATTATGAGTATGAGCACAGAGGGCAAACCGTGTTTTATTGTTCGCGCGAATGTTTTTGGGAGTCAAAGCGTAAAACCGAAACACATGATTACAAGGAGATAATTGACAAAATAAAAAAGGAGAATAAATAATGGTCGTGACTGAATACCCGGTTGAATCAACAATAGGAGCGATATACCAACATTACGAGGACACACGCGAAGATTGGAGGAGACCCCATTTAGGGGCATCACAGATTGGAAAACCGTGCCCTCGTGCGTTATGGTATCAATTCCGATGGTGTTTGGCACCATCGTTTCCGGGTCGTGTCTTAAGATTGTTTGATACGGGAAACCTTGAGGAAGAACGCATAGTCAGGGATTTAAGAAATGTTGGTGTTGAGGTATATGATAGAGACCCCGATGATCCGGACAAACAAATTCGATATTCAGACCCCAATTGTGGAGGACACTTCAGCGGGTCTTTAGATGGCGTGGGAATCGGGATTAAGGCCGCACCAAAGACATGGCACGTGTTAGAATTTAAAACCAGTAATACCCGAATATTCAGAGAGATGGAAACATCTGGGGTTCTATCTGTAAAACCTGAGCATTATGCGCAAATTCAATGTTACCTAAATTGGTCGGGGCTACGTAATGCGTATTACGTTATGGTCTGTAAAGAAACGGATGAAATGTATGATGAGCGCATTGATTATGACCCTGAGACCGCTAAATTGCTCTCTGAGCGTGCCCATGAGATTATCTTTGCCTCGGCACCACCTGAAAAAATGCACCCGTGTAGTGATGGCCCCGAATGTAGGTATTGTGATTACAAGTCATTGTGTAAAGGTGAATGTTTCCCGGAAATCAATTGCCGGACATGTGTATACCTAAAACCCCTCATTATGGATGGGAAATCCCGTTGGGGTTGTGATAAGCGGGATATGTTGATAACAGAAAACGGTCAAAAAGACGAGTATTGCAAACAGCACATCTACATACCATCACTCGTTCCGATGGATGTATCAGACGTTGACGAAGAAAACGGAACTATCACATACAGTAATGGATTGACAAATGGGATTGGATTTATTAGTAGCCGTGAACTTAAGATGCAGTTCAACAAAGAATAACTATTTTTTAGTTAGGTATATTTATATACCTTTAACTACATATTATATTGTATGAAACTACCTAAGTTAACATGCAATCGATGTGGGTATTCATGGATACCCCGCACCGAAAATGAACCGGCCCGCTGCGCCAAATGTAACTCACCATACTGGAACAAACCACGCAGGATCAAGAAACATGATTGAAAAACAACATCTTAAAAAGTGCACTACGTGTGGCGAAATTAAACCTGTTACTATGTTTACAAAAGATAAATCTAAACGTGATGGTTTATGCAGCAGATGCGCTGCGTGTAGAAAGAGGTATAGAGATGCGCATAAAAAAGAAGAAAAGGCATACAACAAGAAGTATCGCAACGAAAATAAAGATGTATTGAAAGAGAATAGGAAAAAATATTGCGAAGATCATCCTGATGAAGTAAAAGCATGCGGGAAAAAATACCGTGAAGAACACAAAGAACAAATTAAAATAAATAAAAAAAGATATAATGATGCTCATAAAGAAGAGGGAAAAAAGAGATGCAAACTATACCGCGAGGCGCATAAAGAAGAGATGAGAACGTATTATATAAAATACAGTAAAGAAAATGTAGATAAAATCAAAAAAAGTATGTGGATATATCAACATACCCCAAATGGTAAATTGGCTATGAAAAACACAAACCATAGACGAAGAGTGAATCAAAATAATACCCCTTTGCATAACCAACCAACACTTGCACAATGTGATAAAATAATTGAATCTCAAAATAATAGGTGCGCATTATGTGGGCGTATTTTTTCAGACGAGTTAAAACCAACAATGGATCATATTGTACCACTTTCAAAGGGTGGGCCACACTCAAGTGATAATATACAAGCGTTGTGCCATTCCTGTAATAGTTCAAAGTGGGCAAATCTTGATTATAGCAAAATACAGACCTGGATCTGTGTCGAGTAGAGAGATGAGGTGTAAGTATGGCAAAAGATAACTGGCAGACGCAT